TCAAGCTCTGCGTATCTTTCCGCGAATGCGTCCGGGTCTGTAAGCTCCCCTGTCTCGGGGTTAACAAACTCGTCATAAAGCTTGTAGATTGCGTTGTCCACCCAGTAAAGGTTCATTGTTTCTCCTCCTTATTTATTAATTTTTCTCCTTGCGCACTGCCGGTTTGCTTCATCGGCAAACCACACAAGCGCCTGATATATCCCGCCGATCACGCCGAACACAGCCATGACCAGCCACACGAATACACCGATGTTCATTCTTAACCCCTTTCATGACTTGCATATCAAGTCGCGCATGTCGCTTATCGGCACATCCAGCGCCCTTGACAGCGCTTTCACCTCGCCGATTTTCCATTTCTCAGACGAGCCGGAAAACATCGTCCTCAGCCGCCCGGTACTTATGCCCATCTTGGCCGCAAGGTTTACCTCGCTCAGCTGCAAAGCCGCCTTGCGCCCGAGCACGAGCTCCTTTAGCGGGTCTCTGTCGATTTTGCCAAATCGCGTTCTCGGCATTTTATTTGCCCCCTTCGTTTCTTCGTGCCATGATCGCATCAAACGCCGCGTTAAGCTTCGCCTCGGCGTTCCTAGGCTTGCGCTGGCCGTTGAGTATCATGGAAATATAGCTTTTGTGCACGCCCAACTCATTGGCGATATCTACCTTTGTTACCTTTGCGTTGTGCATGCGGCCTATAAGGTCTCCTGTCCACATTTCCGGCATCATATCAGCTCCTTTCTGTTGCAATTGTTTACGTTTCGTGATACCCTCCTATAAAAAGGGGGTAAGCTCATGCTTAATGACATCCAGTACAAAATCCTTGCTCACTTACAGCCCGTAACATCTGCCAGCCCTAAAGAGCTGTTTGACGCTTTTCCCGCCAAGCAATGCCTCTCAGTTGATGCAGAACTGCACGAACTGTGTGACGAGCTGTCTTTCATCAGCTTTTCGGGCTCGAGCTACCGCATTACTAAAGCCGGAAAGCACGCTTTAAGCGACCACGCTACCATGCTCCGTAGGGAAAAAGCTGCGAGAGTACATGATTACCACATTGCTTCCTACGGCATTGTCGGTGGTTTGCTCTCGGGTTTTGGCGGTTCGTTGATTATCCTTTGGTTACAAGGATTACTGTAACAACCGATGCGAGAATTGCTGCGATTTGCGTTAACATGAACACCAGTATCCTGAACGCTCTGCGGTTCTTCACTTGTTCTCCCCCCTTTCAAATATTTTTTACAAATGTACAGTTTATTCGCGGCATTCTCATCTTAAAGGAGTTGATTTCATGCGTAGATGTAAAATAGTGATTGCTCTTGTCCTTGCCGCATGTATCGGCATTACCGTTGCATATATAGCCTCGATGACCTCGCTTCTCCCGGGTGTTGAGTTCCGTTATGTTACCAACGGTCGAACCGGTGAACCTGTAGGCCTACTCGGCTCCTTGATCGCTTACGGTTTCGTTTGGTTCATATTCAACGGTCTGCTTTCGGTGTACTTTTGCATTGCAATATCGATAGCCGGTGCCATACTTAAACGATGCGGGTACAAGCAGGAAGTTGAAAAGTTACTGGATGACGACTTAATCTTTAACAGACTCGGAATTTCTACTATAGCTTCGACCATCGTCACCGGCTTTTTTCTTCTGCTTCATATGTTCAGCATCATAAGTATCGCTTGGCTGTGGCATTAGCCTTTCAGCAGCTCATCCACGGTGCAACCCAGCACTCCCGCCACAGCTTTTATGGTCTTGCTCATAGGCTCGCACTTGCCGTCTCTCCACTTACCTATTGAGCCGTTGCTGATGCCGGCTGCTCGCTCAAGCGCCGCTATTGAATACTTCTGTTCTTTTGCCTTGCGGTAAAGTATCTCTGTGTTCATTTTTTCACCTCCTCATAATGTCAAGCATTATTTGCTTGACATTTCGATTTCATTTACATTGTATTAGAATGAAATCGAAGCACTAATTTAACTAAGTTTCTTGACAGAGCTTAGAAACCATGCTAATATGAACTTGACCTTATTACTTCATATTTTTCAAGTCCGCTATATTAGAGGACTTAGTTTCTTGTGCCCTATGTGCATTATTATAACTAAGTTTTCTAAGTTAGTCAATAGAAATCTTAGAAATTTTAGTTTGGCATATTGCACAAACTTCGGTGTATAAAATGAACACAATAGATAAAATCAATTACTATTTAGCCAAGCAAGGGAAAAACGGTGCCGGATTGTGTGCTTATTTAGGCGTATCAAACGGTGTATACAGCCAATGGAACACCGGCAGGACTTCACCGCGAAAAAGTAAACTACCCTTAATCGCCGAGTATTTGGGCGTAACGGTTGAAGATTTACTCCCTGATGAAAGCATAAAAAAAGAGCCCTCCATCCCGACGGATGAAGAGCTCGATAAAAACGATGCTATGTGGTCAGCTTATGACGGTGTGCTTGAAAGCACAAACGGACTGTCATTGCATGACACTAATATTATTTTAAAAATGCTTAAAGACGGTGGGCAGGGCATGACCTATAATGAGCTGCTTGCCTTTACCTCTGCGCTTAGCAAACTTCCTCCTGAGCGTCGCCAGCACCTTCTTCAATCCGCTGATATGCTTCGGCAAGACAAGTCAGAGCCCTGATCAGGCTGCCGGTGCCGTGCTCCGCAAGATCTATGAGCTTTTCCTTTTCCCACTCGCTGAACATGGGAAAATTATGATCCAGCTCATAGCGGTACATTGCCAATTCGTCAGCGCTCAGCATCTTTGCACCTCTTTTCCGCAGCTTCACAGCCCTCCAAAAAGCCTTTACAATATATTAATTGCTTTTCGCCCATTACACATATGCAGGCCGTCAGTTTGGTTTCAATTGCCCTGCGTTCCGGGTCTCCGGCTAAATCCTTGAACCGGGTTTTAACATGCTCAAGAAAGCCTGCTTGTTTTTTTGTTGCATCCGCAGTGAGACGGTTGAAAGCTTCTTTTTCCTCTGCAAATGCCGGAAAATATCCGAGCATCTCGCACAGCGCCTTCATTTGATTGTCAGTCAGCATTTTTATTCCTCTCTCTCATGTATTTGTTTAAAGAGTTGATTTTATGAAAAAACGTCTTATTTGTTTGCTGCTTGCTTTGTGTATGGTGTTTTCGCTTTGCGCTTGTGCCAAGGACAGTGCCGAAACTGTGCCCGGCGACAATAGAACTGTGTATGTCAGTCAAAGCGGCGGCAAAATACATCGTTACAATGATTGCAGCGGCATGAAATACTATGATGTCATGACCTACAGTGAAGCTATAGACAAGGGCTTTACCGTTTGCGAAAAGTGCTTTGGCTGATTTACTTTGTGCAATCTGTGCAGTTTCCATCTCCAATTTCAGACAAACTGCCAAAAATGTAAATATTTATATCTTTTTTGGCGTAATAGTGCTATTATATGTATAAGCAGTTGAGATATGCCTATTCGTATATCCGTATAGGATATAGTAGAATTGTTATTTATCTTATTTAGAGAGTAGCGCATTTGCATAGAAATTGCAAGTGTTTTTATTTCGCGGAGTGATTTTTAATGTCTAATCTTAACTCAAATGCTCAACGCATGGAAGATATAATCGAGGGCAAGCAGAAAAAGACTGCCCCGAAATATGTCGGCATAATCATTGCCCTTGTGCTTTTGGCTGCCTGTTCGTTCGGCGCTTACAGCTTCGGTCAAAGCTCCGGCCATACTGCCGGGTATGACGAAGGGTATTCAACAGGCTGTGAAGAAGGCCGCAAAGCAGGAAACAAAGAAGGGTATTCAACAGGCCATGACGAGGGCTATGATGTTGGTTATGGCGACGGCTACGATGCAGGCTATGATGATGGCCTTACAGGAGTCGAGCGCGGTAAGAAAAATCAGTTTGATGCTGACAAACTAAAAGACGAAATAAAAAGGCGTTTCAACAATTCACAATATGAATATGAGAAATACGCAGATATCATAGCCGACGGATATAAAACTAATTGACCCTATGACCCCGGCAGTCTATGACCGTCATCAAACAGCCTCAGAAGCTCCTGTATGCGCTCGTCGCTTGCCTCGGTTATTATTATAATGGTTTTGTTTCTCGCAAGCCACTTGGCCCTTAGAGGTTCGGGCGTAGTTTTTTTCGTGTTGTTTCTCATTGCTGCACCTCTTTAATTTAATCCGTCCTGCCGCTGCGCCAACAGGGCAGGACATTTTTTCACACAGCGTTTGTAAAATGTTGCTTGCTGTACTTATAGCGTAGCACCTGTCTTGATAAATGTCCATGCAGAAATAACCGAAACCTTAAAGAAATAACCGAAATCGATTTCGGGAAATACACGAATTTTTCTTGTTTTCGCCGAATTCATCGTGTAATTCAATAATTTCTCGTGTATTTCAAGAAATTTTAATAGGGGAGATGCTTAATGTGTCAAAAATGGAGGACATGCAATCTTACTTTGACGAGTACCCTGAGGCACTGCGAAAAGCGAGAGCTTCAAGCAGTCTTACGCTGGCAGAGCTGGCAAGGATAAGCGGCGTTCCTTATAACAGCATTTGCTCCGTCAACTCCGGCACTACCAAGCAACCGCTGCTTTATTACTCTGCGGCAACCTGTAAAGCCCTCGGTCTGTCGCTCGATGAGCTGATGGGCTTACGCGCGCCGGAAGTGCCTACAGGCGAACAACAGCAGCAAGTATACGAGCTTGAGCATGAAAACGGCATATTAAAAAGCACCGTCGAGCATTATAAGGCTCTCGGTGCTGTGTATAAGCCGCTGATGTTTGGCCTGATCGGCGTTTGCGCTCTGCTGCTGTGTGCAACGATAGGTTATATCTTTTTAGACATTCGCATGACGCGAGCTGGCTTGTTTCAGTCTGCCGGAATGTCTGCGCTTGCCGTCCTGCTGGCTGTCGTGGTTATCGCAGCAATAGCGTTAATGGCCTACACAGCTAAGATGATTATCAAAAACGCAAAAAGCCCGCGGGATTAACCGTGGGCGTTATTCGCTTTAAATTTTATTATGGCGAATATCCAAAGGGGGAAAGCGAATAATGAAGTGCCGAAATTGCAAAGCCGAATTGCCCGATGAGCTGCATTTTACGTTCTGCGGCTACTGCGGTGAGCGCCTTGTCCGCGAGCGCAAGAAGAAAGACGAGATAAAAATACCCACGCCGCGTAAGCGTGGGCAGAAGTGGTATGTTGATCTCCGCCGTGAGGGCGTGACCGTCATTGAGGACACCGAAGCCGAAGCCAAGGCCAAGGCGATTGCCATAAGAGCCGGGTTTGTTAAGACTCAAAAGAAAACGGACTTGACACTTGCCGAAGCGATAGATAATTATATTGAAAATCGCCGGAACGTTCTGTCACCGTCAACCCTTGCCGGTTACGGCTCCGTGAAAAAGAACCGCTTTAAGGCCGTAATGGCAAAACCGCTTTCTGATATAAAGGACTGGCAAGCAGTAATTAACGCAGAAGCGCTTGTGTGCGCTCCTAAGACGCTTAAGAACGCATGGGGGCTTATGTCACCGGCCATTAAATCCGCCGGTGTGGAGTTGCCCAGGCTCACCCTACCGCAAATCGTGCCTAAAGACCCAGTTTTTCTTACGCCGGAGCAGATACATGTCTTTATCGCAGCTGTCAAGGGAACGCCTGTTGAGATAGCTGCACTACTCGGCTTGCATTCGCTCAGGCGCTCCGAGATCGCCGCGCTTGATTGGTCAAATGTCGATTTAAAAAAGCGCACTATAAAAGTATCCGGCGCAGTAGTCCCGGGAGAAAATTGGACACTTGTTGAAAAGCCGTCAAACAAAAACGCCACATCGACCCGAACAATACCTATTATGATACCAGAGCTTTATGAGGCTTTGACGGCTGTTAAAAGTAAGCACGGTAAGGTCGTAACATGCTACATTTCCACAGTGTATGATTGGGTCAATGATATTTGTGCTGCTAACGGTTTGCCGAAGCTTGGAGTTCACGGCTTGCGTCATTCTTTCGCTTCATTAGCCTACCATGTTCGTATGAGCGAACAGGCTGCGATGCAAATAGGTGGTTGGTCAGACTATGCGACGATGCGCAAAATTTACACGCATTTGTCTGCGCAGGATATAGGCCACGCAGAGAATGCAATGCGCGATTTTTACGACAATTTACCCAAGCAAGATTGATAGTTTACGCCAAAATTTACGACAGCATCGAAAAAGCACAGTATTATCAATGTCTTTTCGCTCTGCCGCAAAGGTTCGAATCCCTTACGGCGTGCCAAAAAGAGAAAATCCCGAAGTCGTTGAAACTTCGGGATTTTCTTTATTTATCAATGGTTTTCAGCATTTTTGCATCATATTTTTTTCAACGTAATCATACAAAAATTAGCGTAGCAATACACGTTTTAACTTGCGATTTTACGTCAAAATTTACGATAACTTTGTTATGCGTTTTTGAGGATGCTTATAGCTTTCTTGATTGCCATGTGTTCGCTCTCGCCGCCTGCGGTTTTGAGCATATCCTCGAGCTTTGCGATAGCGTGCTCGTTTTCGTCGGCGCGGCTGTAATGTCTGCGGCTATAGTCATCATCCCGGCTATAACGCCCCATGCTGTCGCGCTTGTAGCTGTTGCCTCGCATAAAGCCTTCTGCATCCCATTCGCTTCTACGGCTGTAGCTCTCGCCCATGCAGATCTTGTCGATGTTCTTTATGCTGTGCACAAGCTTGTCGATAATGTCAAGCGCGCCAACGTTTAATTCGCCCTGTTCTGCAATGCTGTCGAGTTCCTCGCAAAGCATATCGCGCAGTCTTTCAAGTGTTCTCATACTCATGTTATTGCTCCTTTCACGCTATTCTGTCAACTATAAGATTTGCATTTGCAAAGTTGACTGCCTGACCGCTCGTGTTCTCTGCTGCTACAGTGAGGCAGCAGTCGCGCGGTACGTTTACATTTGCGGCAACGTAGATATTAAAATAATTCTCAACCGCAGCCGGTGTTACCGTTGCCGTCGCACTGGTAAGCGGTTCGCCGTTTATCGCTAAAGCGGCCGTGATCGCCTCCACGGTGCCGCCGGTAGGTATGGCTATATTCGCGCCAAAGGCAACACGATAACGCGCTCTGCACTGGTTTGTGAGGCCTCTGAGCGTAACAATGCCTGCGCCCTCGCGGTGCACTATGCTGCAATTACCGGCTACCGCAGTCTCGGTAAGAGGTACGTTCTGCCCGGCTGCTACGGTCACGATGTTTGAGTTCGTAAATTCAGCCATCGTTTTCGCTCTCCTTTCCGGCGATACCGAAAGGCATCGACAGCGACATGGTTTTTATCATGTTTTCAAAGTAATCGCCTTTTTCTGTTTCGTTGACAGTCTTGATGATATACGCGAAAGTGTTAAGTTCGCTTACATCGAGCGTGTCAAGATCTACATCTATAAGGTAGTCAATGAATTTTTCTTTGAGTTCTTTGCAAGTTGCCATATAATCAGTCCTTTCATAAGAAATGCGGTGAGGCTATGCGCCCCACCGCTTATCGTTAGTATCGGTAAAGGCCGAACATTTTCGTAAAGTCACGAAAAAGCTAAACTATGAGATTTGTTATGCGCAGCTACCGCATGCCCCGCAGGGTGCAGACGAAGCCCAAGGGTTACAGGTGATGTAAGCCGGAGTCGGGCAAGGCCGCAGCTGAGATACGAGGTAATTGTTCTGCGCAGCCTGCGAAGCCGCAAGCTTGAGGTTCTGGTTCTCGGTCTGCAAATCCTGCATCTTGCTGTTGACGAGGAAATCGAGAATTGCCTTGCTGTTGCTGTTTGCGTTGTCGATAATGTCGCGTGTTGCGTTCTGCACAGTGTTGCGAGTATCGCAAGCCTGCGTTGCCATATCATAACGCACCTGAGCAATTGCCGCGCGGTTCTCGCAGCAGCACTCCTGAGCCTGCATCTGCATTGCGTTCAGCTGCTGCATAAGTGCGGCCTGCTGATTGCAGCGCGACAGCTCGGAAGCGTAGAAGCCGTTTGTGACCGCCTGAGTGACACCGGCAAAGCCGTTAAGCATTCCCGTGTTCATGGCATAGAAGCCGTCACACAGGCCGTTGTTAACGTTGTCAAGCTTTCGCTCGATGTTTGCAAAGTCGGAAGTCAGAACGTATCCGTCCATCACTCCGCCATTGTTACCGCCCCAGCCGTTGCCGCCCCAGCCGAAAAGCACGATGAAAAAGAGGATTATCCACCATCCGTCACCGCCAAAACCGCCGAAGCCGCCGTTTGCTGAGGTTGGTGCAACCGGCATGGTCATTACCGGCGCATCAGAAGAAATCGCCATTGTTTAGTTTTCCTTTCGATATGTATTTACAAATACCCGGCCGGATAAAATGTACCTACTTCATAAGCGCCTGGAACTGTTGCGCAAAGCTCTGCGCTTGATTGAGCTGCTGCTGTGTTATTTTTCCGCTTTGCAGCATTTTTTGCACTTCCTGTTGCGGGTCTCCCTGAAACGTGCTTTTAAATTGCTGAAAGCGCTGCACGAGCTGCTGAAACTGCGGATTAACTCCGCCGCCGAGAGCTTCAAACAAAGGATTACTCATTGCTTACCTCCTTCGGCATAAGCGCCGCGACCTGCTTTACAAGTGTCTCATACTCCGCCCGGGTCACATAGTCCGCAGTCGGCTGAGCCGGTGCGCTCTGCGCTCGTTCCGTGTAGTCGAGAATGCGCATAGTCGGCATGCCTGCCGCGTCAACGGATTTAAGATAGATCGTTTGCCGTTCGCTGTCCCAAAGCGGAACAGTGTTTCCGGCAGCTACTAAATACGCTTTACCTGCCGCCTCTCCCTGCACCCAGATCATGCCCTGCTGTGCAGGCTGCTGCTGTGCTCGCATCTGCGCGAGGTTGTCCATCATAGGCGGCTGATAATATGGTTGCCCATACATGTTGCCGTAACCGTAAGCCATGATTAATCCTCTCTTTCAAAGTAATAAACCGGCACTTCCTCGCCGCTGTCCCACGTGTCGTAGTAATCGCCGTTTACGACGGCCACGACGTGCCCGGACAGTGCAAGGACATAAACGCCGTGCGGATGTTCATCGGCGAAGGCGGCGACTGTGTAGCACTCCGGGCAAGCATCTGGCAGCATGCGCTGTCTAAAGCCGTTGGCTTTGAGGTAACTTCCCCAGACGCTGTTTCCCGAGGGCATGTCGTGCGCTCTCAGACCTTCAACGCACAAAGCGAGATAGGTCTTTTCCCAGTCCGTTCCCATTGCTTTTGCAATTGCTCTCACTGCGCAATCGCCGACGCGCTTAGCGCCCGGATTAGGATTAAAAAACACGAACATTTCGCCGCCTCCCTTTACCTAAAGCTTAAAGCTTTTCCGCTTTCAAAGGGGGTAACTAATGTCCGTGTTATGGGGAAAATGGGCGTAAAAAAAGGGGAGGTTTTGCCTCCCCTCAGCTTTTGAAAAGCCGCTCGTAATTATGTTCTATTTTGGCTCTTGCCGTTGTGATTCTCTTCGAGACGGTTTTTCGGTCAAGCCCTATTTCTTCTGCTATGTCTATCTGCGGAATTTGCTGAATGAAATACAAATCCGCTATCCTACTGCCCTCGCGCCCGAGATTGGAGCTGTATATAAGCTCATCCCACTTCTCGCCCGGCAGCATTGCCATGTCCGGCCTGAGCCGTAATCGCGCCTGTGTCATTTATCACACTTCGGTTTATCGTACTCCATAGCCTGTCTGCTGTCGCTGACTCCGGCGGTCGTCGGATCTGTGACTACGCCGAGAATGGTAAGCACCGCGAACAGCGCGTTTACAACGGCCAGCAGCTTGTCCCCCAGCGCGTCAAGCTTGAGATCGATGCCGAACACCGCCGCCACTACCTGAATAAGCAGCAGCACCGCCGGAACGAGCGCGAGCCAAAAGGTTTTGTTTTTAAGTCTTACAGTCCAGTTGATTTTCATTAATGTGCCTCCGTCAATGATGATGATTTTTCATGTCTTCTTCAAGATCGCTTATGCGATGGTTGATTACCTTAATCTGTTCCTCTACTACAGGCATACGCTTTGCAAACTTGTTGTGCTCCCTGACCTCTCGTGTCAGCTCGATCACCTTTGTTTCCATTACCGCCTGTGATTTGCTGTTGCTGATAAGTACGCCGACGAGCGTTAAAACGCCCGTTATGATAGCGACTATTATGCTCTCTGCCATACTTTATTTCTCCAACATTGTTTCAATCATTCTTTTGTTATATATCGTCACCCTTAGCATGTCCTCGGTCAGGTCAACCACGCCGTTGCCCTTGCCCTTGATTATGCCGTCCTGCATAAGCTGCCTGACGGTGTCGCGGTAAAGCCCTTCGGGAACGTCGTTGACCGTTTTCCATCTCACCATATCCTCATCCTCGCTTTCTGCTGTATATTTCGGTCTGCCGAAGCCGTAGACCGTGCCGCTGTTAAGGCTGTGTCTGACGCGCTGGACGGCGTTGCCGTAGTTGCCCTCTATGGTAACGAACGTGCTGCCATTAACGCTTTCGACAATGCCTGTGTGGCACGGAAGGCCATCGCGCGTGTCTTTCTGGAAATACTGGTCGCCGACTTCGGGCTTAGTGAAAAGCCTCGCCTGTCCTGCGTAATACTTCGCCCAGCTCACGCAGCTTGCGCCGTATGGCCCGGTAAGGCACAGAATATCCTTTGCCTCGCTCCCGGCTATGCGCCAGAAGCACCACGCTACAAAGCTTGTACACCATTCGTAGCCGTTTTTGGGCGTATTCCAGAATTTCGCCTTGTCCAGCTCCGCCTGAAACATCGTGAAGTTGCCGCGCCCGGCGTTATCTGTGAAACTGTATAGGTCTTTATTCGATGCCTTTTCCTTGTAGCCTATGTATTTTACGGCCAGCTCAAGCACCTGTTTCGGGGTAATGTTCATGGTTGAAAAATCACCGTCCTTTATCATCTCGGTGGGCATTTTTTATTTTACCCATCTCGCGCCCTACGAGATGTTCTTCAATTTGTGGCGGTTGTAAATCTTCAAGGATAGCTATTCTTTTTTGGGGCTTGTGCTGTCTATCTAAACTGAGCCGCCGCAGTTTTCTTTTTTCAAGCCGCCTATTTATAAGTCCCCGAACGGCAGGGGGCAGTATTGCAAACGGCATTAATGCCGGTCACAAGCTACGCATCCTCCCACGCGCTCGGCAGCGCCGACGCATCGTGTACAACATTATCCTGCAAGCACCTGTGTACCTTGCCGTCTGCGGCCTTGTAGCATTCGCCGGTCATGTACATGCCGCTCGTTCCGAGAGGGGCTACCCATGCTTTAGCCTTTGCAGGGTCTTTCGTGTGGCACAGCCCCCACAGCGCGCGCAGAGTGGACGGTCTGCCGCTGTAGTTCGCGGCGTTGTACGGCTGGATAAGCTTCCACACCTGACCCTCGTCGGCCACCGGCGTTCCCACGGGGCATGCACTGTAGTCCTTCGTCGCGTCGAAATCTGGCACGGCGATTTCTGCGGCGATAATTTCAGTGCCGGTCATGGTGTTCGCCTTTGTCCTTAGCGCTGCGGCATCGTCCGCGCCTTTTTCTTTCATTTTTGCGATCGCTTCATCCTTAGTCATATGCTGTTAACCCCCTCTCTGTAGGCTGCGTCGAGTGCCTCCGGAGTTATGCCCGATATGGGGACTATCTTTTTCGATGTCGGCAAGAACCAGTAGTAATACTTATTATCTTCTACGAACGTTCTAATTGGCGTATTCACACTGTAAATGCAGGTGTAATCACCTAATTCAAAGCTGATTAAACTGCCAAACGTTGTAGGCTCGGAAGTCTTTACTGTTAAAAGCAGATGCCAAGTGTTATTTATCTGTATGTAGCTTTCCGCATAGGTCATGTATTTCGCCCCCTTTAAATGAACGTATAAGCTCCCGAGGAATTCGGTGAAGCGCTCAAACGCGTGTTTGAGAATAGTACACTAAAGACCGGGACATCACGATATGTTGTTACCATATCCGAGTGAGGTGCTTGGCCGGTGTTGAGAACTGTGGAAGCATAAGCTGAGTTCGAGCTGGGATCGCGTGTCCAGTAGGCTACCGCCGTTGAAGAGTTTTGACGCTGCATTACTCGCTTTTGCAACGCCTCGGCTTCCTCGCCGGATAAAAAATAGTCTAATTTAGCGCCGACTGTGTATGAGAAATCCACGCCGAGCTCCGCAAGTGATGGAGCGAACAGTTGAGCGCTAACCTTTAATGTGCTATCAACTTTGCCACCCTTAGATCTGTAAGGGACATTAACTGTCCTTATTCTACTTAGAACATCTTCTGGATAGTAAGTTTTAATAGCATTAGCTGCGTCGACCGAATAGCCGCCATCAGCGCTGGGCTTAGCGTCAAGTTCTGCGCATAATGCACTTGTGCCATAAGCTACATATGCCATTGAGGCTACATTCCACCGAAATCCGTTACTATGATTTGCTGTAGTGTAAAATGTCTTTTCCGACATTATCCATGTGCCATCGGCAGTATCATCATAATCTGACGAGTCTGGTTTGCCTTGGTGCACGACAATATAGTTTGTTGCAACGCCGTCAACAGGAAAAACAATTCGAGTGCCTATAGGCAATTGATAAGCGTACGTACCCAGAATTGCTGTAAGACTTGCTGTACATAGCGATGTCTGATACTTCTTTTTCGCGTTATAGGCAAAAGCGCGGTAGTAGTAAGTTGTTCCGGCGGTTAGCCCGGTGTCGGTGTAGGTAAACGCTGTGCCCTCGTACACCACAGCGCCGTCGTTTATGCTCGTGGGAATACTCCCTACCTTGCGTACAATGCGTACACCTACGAAACTGCTATCTTCGTCCTCCGATGGCGCTGACCATGTAAGCGTAGCGCCTAAATTCTCTGGTGTAGCTATAAAATTTTCAACCTGAGGGCACAACTGCGGAGTGCCTCCTCCACCGCCTGCATGATTGATAAGAGGCATTACAAATCCCTCCTGATTATTAATGTCACCGGGATATCCGTTGTCGGCTTATCGCCCAGCGCGACGAGCTGGATGCTCCCTGCCGCCTGTGTTCCGCCGACTATCATCGCGCCCGACAGCGCCTCCAGCTGCGCCTGTGTTATGCCGTTGTTCTCTCTCGGCAGCAGCTCCACCGCTGATGTTGCAGTGATGTTGGAGTTGCTGAGCGTGTATTTCTTCGCGGTGCTCCACCCGGATGCAGATAACGTTGTGTTGACCTTAGTGCTCTTGGCCACTTTGGCGTCCCACACCGCTCGTTTCTCGGCCGTAACATGCTTGACCGTGTCCGATGCGTGGGCGTTGAGGTTTGATTGCACATTAGCTGCCGCGCCGCCGGTCTCCTTACTGTTCCACGTGCTCCGCTCCGCTGCCGTGACGTGCTTGACCGTGTCCGTTGCGTGGGCGTTGAGGTTTGATTGCACCTCGGCCGCCTTTGTCTCTGCCGTGCCCTGCGAGTCTGCTCCGACCATTGCCGCCGTGTAGTCGCCGCTCTTGGGTACGACAGCGCCCGAGCGCCCGTTGAAGCTCGCCACGCCGCCGCCAGCCGCGCCTTGAGCCGCTTTAGCCCAGTACTTTGCATTGTCGGTATCCTCGCCCTCGCGCGTTCCCGTGCCGCCTACAGCCCAGCTCTTGGCCATATTGCCGCCTGCCGTCGCCGTTGCCGCCGCGCTTTTTGCGCCGCTCTCGTATTCTGCCGCCGCCGTTGCGGAAGCCTCTGCGGCATTCTGCGCATCTTCGGCTTTGCTCTGGGCAGTCTCAGCCTTGCCCTGTGCGGTCTGCGCTGCTGCCTGTGCTGCTTTCGAGGCATCTCGCGCGGCCTCTGCCTTGCTCTGCGCGGTTTCCGCTTTGCCCTGTGCGGTCTCGGCTGCTGCCTGTGCCGTCTCCGCGGCGTTCTGCGCAGTCTCGGCTTTGCCCTGTGCGGTTTCTGCCGCTGTCTGCGCGTCCTTTGCCGCCTGCGCCGACTGTGCCGCCGCCGACTGCACCTGTGCCCAGATGGGCAGTGTGCCGGTCGATACGTCCTCATAGCCCTCATAGCCCTTGCGTATCTTGCCGACCGTCGCCCACACCGTAGGTATCGCGACCGTGTTGGCGTTGTCAGCACCGTACACGCCGACCATGAGTATCTCGTCGCTTTTCTCAAGGCATTCCTGCGGAATGGAGCAGACGTTGTTTTCCCAATACGAATCGAGCACGACCTTTGTAACGTCGCCTGCCGTGAATATCGCGGTTCTGCTTATTCCCGAATGCCAATCGGCTGAAAACTCGAATTTTATCTTTGCATTTATCATGCCGCTGGTTAAGGTTTCGTTTTCCGTCACCGTCGCCAGCGCTTTGCCGATCATGATTGTTGTCAAAAGGCTTTTCCTCCTTTTTCGCTTCTTGATTTCAGCATAACAAAAGGAGGCAGGGCTTATTAAGCCCCACCTCCGCATGTTTTTTAACTTTCGTTGTCCTCTTTGCGCTTATAATATTCCTGCGCATGGTCGATTATCCCCTGCGCCGGGTTTGAACTCTTATAGGCTGCTGCTTCCCATTTCGCAAGGCTGCTTTCGTTATTGACTTCGTACTTAGCGATATGGTCTGCGTACTTGTATACATAACTGAGCATGTATGCCTTTTCGGCATCGGATGCGCGAGAATATGCACTGCTGTTTATTATCTTAGTTGCCAGATCATAAGAGGTTTGCCCCTTAACTGTTGCATACTTCACATATTCCTCAGCCGTCAGATATTCGCCGTTGATTTTTGTGTTTGTTTTCGCGCGGCTGGGATATACGGAGGTTTCGCCCAGATCATAAAGCCGTTTGAGTTCGCCGTCTATCTCGGTGCTGCGCTCCTTCTTGACGTATGCCGGATTTACAAAGTTGTTGAGCACCCTCTCAAATAGGTTGCCGGTTTCCTCTGTACGTCCCCATGCGTCAATGTACGGTATCTGGCTGAAATCATAAAGCGGTATCTTGTTTGCGATCTTACCCCACATGTATTGCAGTTCTGTACTCGCAGCACTGTTGCGGTCGACATAGGTCGTCTCGCGCTGAGTTTCCTCAAATGAGCGTTCAGCCTGTCCAAACAGCGTCGGGAAATACTGCGATATGTAGTCTGCCGTGGTTTTGGAGAGTATTTTATACATACCCTCGGCGTTTTTAACATAGCCGATATTGCTTATCAGGTCGCTGAAGCTTTGCAGCATGGACAATTCGAGCACGGGCGTTGAAATGCTCAAGAGCGAACTCCATATACCTCCAACCATGCTGCTGCTTTCCTTCTTGCCGGTAATTGAATTGTACATTTCCACTCCGACAAACAGCGGCATGCTTTCGGGAGCAAGCCAGTCAAGCGTAATGCTCAAGCCTCCGATATTCAGCGCATAGCTTTGGCTTCCGCTCAGCTCGTCAAATTTGTCTTGCTTCTTGTCATCGTCATCGCCGCCGCTCAGAACACCCCACGAGGCCAGCAGCACACCTAAGCCAGCAAGCGCCGTGCCCGTAAGTCCCGCAGAAATATCGTCTATAAACTGCGCGGGGCTCATGCCGTTTTCAACGTCGCCGTTTACATATGCCTTGACTCTTCGGATGTCCCACAGAGACTTTATAAGTCCGACCGGTGAGTATTCCATACCGCGGGCTAAGATGTTGGCCGGGGTTTTCTTGAACGGTAAAATGCCCTCAATAAGCAGGGATGCGACCTTGTTATCTACCTTACCGAGCTTGCTGACCCATGCCGAGAATTTATTTGTATCTCGGTAAGTGGCCTTCTGTGCTTCCTTGATGGCAATGGTCTGCGCCTTTATTATTGTTGCCTCCGGAACCTTTCCCGATACAAGCTGCTCGGCGCTTATGCCGTTTGCCTTATACCAACGTGCGAGCGCATACGAATATGCGGGCTTGCAGAACCATGCGTCCTCTGCGTCGAGCGCATACGAATTACCCTTGCGCGCCGCCTCGAGTATCTTGTTTTTATATATAGTCCTGCTCTTATCTATGCCCTGATAGCTGTCGATAAACTTACCGCCGGACAGGATTATATCCTGAACAGCTTCGTAATCCGTCTTACCATAGTCAACAAGTGCTTTATCCGCCGCTTTATTGGGATTGAGTATCGCCTTGCTGCGCTCTATGCCGCCGTCAATTTTAGCATCTGCCATATTCTCAATGCCATACGCTATAATGTTCTTTACTTCTCTTACCGGCGCAAAGAACGCATTGCCTACAATGTTCCTGATATGTGTTCTCGGATTGCCCAGCATAGCGAGATAACGGAAGTTGTTGAGCTTTTCGTACCATGTCGCGTTTATCTGCTGTGCTACGCTCTGCTCTATGTTCGCCCACGCGGTTTTTATGCCGTCCTCGTCGCCCTGTCTGAGCGCCTTGGCATACTCGTCGTAAAGGATTTTGTCAACATGTATATCCGCCTTGTTGTCCTTGTACCGCTTATTGAGATCTTCCTCGATGTTCTCAATCGACTTTGCCGCGAGGTACAGTCTGCATTCGGGCGAAAGCTTGTTGAGAATGCGCATAGCCTGCAAGGACTGCGCCGTGTTTGTGGAGTTTTTGACCATGAGCGATGCAATGTCCATCGCCGTTACGTAGTCTCCGCTGTTGACGGCATTGTTGTAAAGGGCAATGCCCATAACGGTGTTGTCCTTCGATACTCTGCCGCTGTTTATCTCGGCCTTGTAGTTTGCAAGCGCCTGATCCCAGCCGTCTTCAGAGATAGCGCGTTCGGCCTTTTTAAGCGCTTCCTCGTCGGAGTATGCAATGTGCGAGAACTTACCCAGTGCCGCATCCTCTCTCAGCGCGTCGGAGAACTCAGACGGTGTCATGCCGCTGTTGGCTATGGTGGAAACATGCTTGCTCGTGAGCTTGCCGTTCAGGCCTTTCTTTGGTATCTCCTGCGGCGCTCTGCGCTGCTGTTCGGCGAGATTTGCTTCCTGCTCCTTGCTTATCGGGTGCAGTGCGCTGTTGCCCTCGCCCTGAGCCTCCGTTACCCAGCGCTCGCCCACGGTTTCCTCTCCCGTGAAGTTTGCGGAAGCTGCGCCCATGCCCTCCGGCAGCGGATTTTCTGCCGTTCTATCCTTTACCCTCGCAAGGACATTGTCCAAAGCCTTAATATTGACATAATCGCTGAGTTTTCTGTGTTCCTCTGCGTACTTTCTGCTAAGCAGGGTAAAACGATTTCGGGCTGTCGCTATGGCGTTTTTGTCGCCGCCGTTCTCTGCCGCAGTCAACTCCTGCCGTGCCGTGTTAAGCTTTTCAGCAATGCCGCTGACCTTGTCATACTGGCGTTTATAGTCCTTTATAAGGCCGCGCTCGTTCTCGTTTGCGGCGTCCTCGTTTGTCGCCTGAGCGAGCATGGTTTCGTTCTGCCGCCTCAGTTCGTTGAGCCTCTCCGGCTCGCGGGAAAATTTCTCTGGTATTTTGCCTTTGTCAAAATAATCGTCGATATCTTTGAACACGACCGAAGAATGAGTATATTTAGGATACTCAACTGACGCAATAGTGTCACCGTTTGTGCGGTCTATGTCGAGTATGACCTCACCTCTGAACGAAGAAATATACCTGTCGAGTGTACTGCGCTGTGCCTTGTTCGGCGCGACCGATAGATTTATGCCGCCGCTCTCAGGAGAAACACGAATATTGCCCTCGCTCATAAATTTTATCATGCCGCCGCTGTAGTCCTCGCCGCCGTAATCTTCGCCGAGCGCATCAGTTATGTCGCGGTGGTCAACTGTCCTGTAGCCGCCCGGTGCTCCCTCGTGTCTACCCGAAAAGTCGAGCATTTTGCCGTCTGTGCAGATATAACCGGCTTCTTTTACTTTGTAGGTAGTACCGAAATATTCCTCAGCGTTTTTTACTTCTCGGGAAAATTTTTCGTTGACATTCTTGCTTGTATTGGGTATATTGGTATTGGGAGCAGTCCCCGTAGTCGTCTCGGGCGTTTTGGTCAGGGCATTTGCATTGACCATGCGGGCTATGCTTCCTTTTTTTGCGCTTGCATACATGGTTTGCACATACAAGTCAAGACTTCCACCGCTATCTACCGCAATAACTGTAACTCTGCTGCCGTCTATCACTTTTATAAATTCGGCAGCGGGACGATTATTGTAAGTAGATTTTTTTATTTTTTCAGGCTCACTTATCACAGCAGGGATTAGTGTGAAATCATTTGCTGTAATTGCTCTCTGACCTCTTGCTGTTTCCGCTTTTATCGAACCATGATCTTTGAATATTTTTCTGACATGGTCAGCACGCAAAGTAACATTACGCCCGGTAAAATTATAGCCTGTCGCAGTTTCTATAGCATTTGCAAGATCATTGCCAACAACTCCAAAAAACATTTTGCCGGTAAAACCCTTATCCTCTATAGCTCTCTTTACGAACAAGTCTAATTGTGCGGAATTTTCATAAACATTTATTCGCTTGCTGCTCTTCCAATTTTCAATCTGCTGATTAGAATACGGTTCAAGCGAATACTTCACTCCGCTCTTCGGCGGTGCTCTGCCTTTGTTCGCGGCCTCGGCGGTGTGTTTACGGAAACTTTCCTGCATCTTGCCGTAGCCTGCGCTGTCGTGCTCCGTTCCGGCAAAGATGTTTATCTTGCCCAGCGCGTCGCAGCACATTTCCTCAAACGCTTCGGTCTCGCTTATCGTGTCGCCGTATGCGTGCCTGTAGACCTCAACGGCGCTGTTAAGCTCTTTCTCCGAGAGGTCTGAAAGCATGGCACTGCGCAACTCGTCAAGGCTTATATCGCCCTGTGCGATTGCCGCGTGCCCCATCTCGTGGCGCATTATCTGCTCTGCGGATATGTCGGGATGGTCTGAGCGCACCATAACGGTCTTGCTCTCGGTATCGACCATGCCTCTGAACTCGCCGCCGCTGCCCTTGATATTGCCGCCCTCGAAATATGTGACGTTATAGCCGTAGCTTCTTGCAAGCTCACGGCCTTTTTTCATGCTCTCGGTGTCCTCACCGGAGTAGTAGACGTTCTCCTGCTCTACGCCGTTATAGACTACTTTTTGCCCAGTTTTGCCTTGAGCTGCGCTATAACCGCTTTGTCTGCCGCTATCTGTTCCGGCGTAAGCTTCGACTGCGCCTCTTTCCACTGAGGGTATTTGTCCTTCGGTATTCTGACCGTTAAGCCGTTGGCCGCTGTCGCGTAGACGTACTCCATTCTCGTTTACCTCCTGTGTGTTTATCTGGTTGTTTACCTGTGTGCTTACATTATCGCCCTGCACCGCCGCATTGTCAACCGCCGCCTGAGTTGTAGATGCACCCATGTTATAGGCTATCTCCGCCTGTGCGCGGTTCAGAACGGGCACTTTGATAAGCGACTCTTTGTTCGCGCCCTGCTGCCCCATCTGATACACAGCATCAAACGCCATTTCAAACGCCTCGGGAGACTCGACGGGGGCGAGATCGTATGTTCTGCTTATAACCTCCGGGGAGACCGTATATCGCTCTGCCATGCTGTTAACAACGCTGTTCTTTGTCGCCGTTGTGCGGATGTTGGCAACTGCGCCGCTCCCGGTCATGGTATTCACAGCCTGCTGCATTACCGGGCTGCTGTCTATGATGCTCTGCTCCGCTCTCGTCAGTTTTTGACCGCTTGCAGCCTTGGCAATGACCGTCGCGGTGTTATCGTCAACAAGCGTACCGCTGCGCTCAAGAGCATTTCGCACTGCCGGCGTGTCTCTCTCAGCCGTTATAAGCTGTTCAAGGTTGGCTGTTTCCTTGTCGCTCAGGTTTCTGTTGCCTCTCTTTGCGCTGTTGTCAAGGATGTTCTGATATTCTGCGGCGGTCAACTGTGCCTGAGAACCCTGTTCGGATGCAATCCCGGCGTTTACAAGCTCGCGCTGATAATTTTCATACGCTCTCTGCTGCGCGTTCTCGGCGCGATACTGACCGCTTATAACGTTCGTTCCTGCGCCGAAAAGGCCGAGAGTGCTGCCGATGATGTAGTCCTCGAGCATCTGCTCTGCGTCCATGTCCTCGCCCAGGTCAGACCAATCGCCCTTGCCGTCATCCAGCTTGAGCACACGGTCTGCAACAGGGTTCAGGATATCCGAGAGGACTTCCTCTAAGCCTTCTTCGTTCGCGCCGACAATGACCTTGAGCGCCGTGCGGCCTTTGTCCGTCTTTGCCAGTCGGTTTACAAGACCGTTAACAAGGCTCTCGTTTCTGATAATGCCCTTGCCGTATGCGACTTTGGAAGCAGCGCCGAAAAGCTTCTCTGTAAGCACTTCGATTGCCGCGCTCTTGAGGCCAGAGGTAAACTGGTCATTGATATCAAGGCCGTTGTTTCTTGCCTCCTGCGCTCCGCTTCCTGCCGCTCTCATTCCCATTGCCACAAGACCTGAGCCGGGGAGAATGGCGTTCATAGCCGCGTCACCGGCAAACTGCAAGCCTGCAATGCCGAAGTCAACAACGCCCTGTCCGAACTTGCCTAAGCCCTCTTTTGCTATCTGCTGATACTCATTCGAGCGTGCGGCAAGCTCATCGGCGGTGTCAAAATTCTTTTGCCCTGCTCCTGCAAGCGCTGCATAACCGCGCTCAAAGGCCTTTTGGCTGTCCTCATGCTGCTTCTTTAGACCGCCCTCGCGCGTGTTTATGTCCTCGCCGTTGAGCATTGCGTCATATCCGGCTTTAAGCCTTGCGCTGTCCGCTGCATCTCGCGCTTTTGTCTGCGCGTCCTTTTCTTTCAGCAGACCGAAAAGGTTTGAAAACGCGCCTGCCGTGCTGTATATTGCAGCGTTCGCCGTAGCGTCAAATCTCGTTGTTTTTGACGCGCCGTAATCTCCCGCGCCCAAAGCGCTTATCTGCCCCGGCTTGCGCTCGCTGCTTTTTTTGCCGTAAGATATAGCGTCGCTGCCCTTGGTGAGCTTTTTGGCGTTCCCGGCTTGCTGCAAAGCAGCGAAAGCAGGGTTGTTACGAGCAAGAACTTCGCTCACTTCGGGCAATTGTCCTCTATTCTTACCAACTTTGGATTTAGCACTGTTTGTGCCGTAACCCTTGGCGATTGCCTGTGCTTTCTGGGCATAGGCTTTTTCGGTCTTTTCGCGCCCTGCTTTTGCAGCAGCCTCTATCTGCTCTTTTGTAAGATTTATTTTCTTCGCCATCTTTAACCTCGCTGAACTTACAAGCTGATATTTGCCTGAGATTTAAGCTTTCGTTTGAGAACATTTATATCATCATCGGTTAAACTCGAGTTTTTATTCCATGCATCGACGAGCGAATTAAGGCTGTTATAGTTTTTGCCGTTCCATGTGAAAATGCCCTCGTCAGGGTCAAAATTAAGCTGACGAACTTTTTTTACTGAAATACTTCCATCTTTGTTTACCTTGAAGTCTTTGCCACTCGGATACCTATTTCCCCCGCCGCCTGAGCCGCCGCTTCGTGCCGCCGTCTGAGCCGCCGCCTGCTGCTGATAGTAGCTCATGAGGGAGTTGATATATGACGGGTCATAGCCTGCCGTGCTTATAAGCGCCTGAGAGGGCGTGCCGCCGGCTGCAATGATTGCGTCTATCTGGCTCTGTGCAAGCTTCTGGGCATCCTGCCGCCTGTTGTAATTGCTCTCGCTCAGCTGCATGTCCTGATTCCACTTGTCGATAAGCTTGTTGTATTCCTGCTGATCAAGCGTGTTGTTCATGTTCCAGTTGTTGAGGAACCGCTCATAATCCGTTGCATCCGCGCCGGAAACGAGGCCATACAGGTTGCCGAGATTGCTTATGTTATCCTGCTGCTGCTGATATGCCATGCTTGCCGCAGCCGCAGCCGCCTGATACGCCATTTCGGCATTCGCGACTTCCTGCTGGTAGCGCTGGAAATCGACCTGATCGCGGTCAATGTACATGCCATAGAGGTCTTTCATATTCTGCCCTTCATCACGATATTTGCCGTATGCTCTGTCGTAGAACTCGGGCAGCATCTCCGTTACCTTTTGCAGATACGCATTGTACATCTGCTGTCCTACGGCCTGTGAATAGGTCGAACCATAACCTCCCGTGAGGGCTGCTGCCTGCCCCATTGTATCTTCCATTGCAAGCTGTCCCTGCTTGGTGTATAGGTCTTTATACTGCTGATACAGCGGGTCAAGCTCTTCGTTGTAACTAAATTCCTCACGGTTGAGCAGTTTATTCAAAAGCTCGTCTATCTGCGCGTCATACTGCGGATTGTACGTCGGTGCAGAATATCCCGGCATGGAAATAGTCGGAGCATTAGTTATTGCATCGGTAATTGAACCAAGGATTTTGTCCAAATCTTCGGAATACTTAGAGTTGTAATCCGTCGATGGTGTGTGCCGCTCGGTTTCGGTGGTAAAGCTATATTTATTGGTGCGCGGCAAATTCATGTTGTTCGTGTCGATTTTTTCGTTTCTTGCCTGCTCCGTTTGCCTTGCTCCGGTCATATCTCCGGCGGCTGCCTTTGCCGCGGCGGTAAGGCCTAAGTCTGCGGCGCTGGTGTAAGTAATTCCGTTACCGTAAGTTATATTAGACGCACCTGCATGAGGGTTTTTGCCGACGTCGATGTTCAGCCCTTCGCCGTTTATTTTTGCTTTTCGTCTGTTGTACGCCTCATCATACGCCGCCCAATCTCCCTTGGCCGCCGCTTCGTTCATTTTCGCTTTATAGTCAACACCGTTTTCGTATGTAATTACAGTGCCGTTTTCATTTGTCCATGATTTTAATTTAGCCATTTATCCCTCCGTTAATCCTGTGCTTTTCCGACTGCTATGTACATCACCGTGCAGCTCCCGGCCTCGTCCGCTTTGGGAAGCGAGGCGGTAAAGCCGGTCTTGCTAACGTTGTCGGATTTTATCGTTATATTGCGGTCTGAAAACGGCTGAGAGCAGATAACAACGGGCTTGTCTGCAAACTTCGCCTTGCTTCCAAAGCTCACGCTCACCGACGTGTCGCTCTCTGTGCCGTATGTCATTTGGAATGTGCCGTAAGCAACGTTGCTGTCGGATGAGACCTCGGCAACAACAACGCTGCTGCTCGTGCTCGTCTGGCTGCTTGTGTCACTTGCCGCGCCCTCGACGTTCAGCCACACCGAGAGGCTTTCGGCGAGCTGAGCCGTATATCGGTGCAGCTGAGTTACCTTTTCCTCGGATGTGCCAAAAATTCGAGGCGGCTGAGGTATTACTATCATTTGATATCCGTGCCTCCCTCAAACTGTTTGCTGAAGCTGTATAGCCGCACCGTGCCATGACCCGAGAGCTTTATTCTGAAATGGTCGCAGCGCTTAGGCTTGACAGGAACCATGAATGTTGTCGTGCCCTGTCCTTTTATGCGGCCTTGCTTTTCCCAAACGCCGGAGCTGTCGTATTCGATGTAGATCATCATCTCCGAGCCTTTGGGCAGCATCATGCGCAGATTAAAGCGGCTTATGTACTTCTGACCGGTGTAGTTATAGCCCTGCAAGCCCGTTATGGCTTCCCACTCAAATGCGGCTTCTTCATTGCCTGTTTTCGTGTAGTCGGATATAAGGTTTATTGCGTATCCGTTGCTGTCCTCGGTGACGAAGAATGTTTCATTGTTAATCGAGAAGAATGCGAGCGCGTGCTTTTCATCTTCCTTGTGCCACAGTCCGCGCTTTGTGTCGTACACGAACAGCGACCATTTGCCGCTTGTGTCTTTGAGGGATAGATAATACTTGCCGTTTGCACTGCCGCCCTCGGCCGCAACGTAATACACGTTACCGAGCGGCGCGCCGATGTCATATGCCTGAGTGCCGTCAAACGCCATCACGCCGCCGCGAGACTTGTAATAGCAAACATCATCTATCACAGTGACCGAACCGCTGCACCCCGTCTGAACGCCCTGCACGGTCTTATCTATGATTTGATGTGCGCCGGAGCTGGATATATAGACCTTGTGATAACAGTTTTCCTTGAAGAAAATCAGGTTGCCGCCGATGTTTGCCACGCCTGTAAAAGCGCCCGGAGTGCCTATAGATGCACGGTATGCGTCGGTGCTAACGCCCTTGTAGGTTGACCATCGGGTTTCATCGCCTAACTTTGATGCGTATATCTCATTTACATTCGTTTTCTCGGCATCTTCGGATGCTTCATAGTTATATCTGCATCCCCAAATGCGGTTTTGCGCCTGCACAACAAAATCAAGGTCTGGCGCATCCCTATAAAGCTTTATGCTGCCTGCTGTCTGGTTAAAGTCTCCGGTTACGATATCAACGAATACATATATAAGCTCGACCGTGTATGACTTTGTGCCATCGGCCGCCGTTGTCTCGTTGGTCTTATTGATAACTCGCTTTGCCGGGGTATGCTGCCCTTCAAACTTTGCCGAGTTATCGTCCTCGGAGAACGTCGCGTCGGTAAAAGATATCTCTATCGTGTCACCGCTATCGATGCTGATTTTGTTTATTGCCTTTTCGGTCATTGTACCCATCGGCAAAACGATACGTGCCTTTATGTCGCTTGTCTTAGCCCATGATCCGGCAATGTACTTTTTCCACACCGCGCCGGTATCGGTGCTCGACGTGTCAAGCCACAAGTCACCCGTTTTAGGGCTGGGCGGCGCTGTTGCACTCTTGGTAAAGGTCACTGCTTCGCCGTCTTCTGTGCAAGCCGTAAATTTTATCGGTGTATCCGTCGTGGCCGTCGCCTCGATAGACTTATACAGCTTTTCATACTCGTGATTTTCCGTTGTATCTGTTGCCGTGCCGCTCTCGCTTCGAATACTCAGCTTATCGGGATAAATAACGAGCTTATTGGAGAAAAACATCATCTGCTTTGTGCTTTCCGATATGCTGATTGAGTTATCTACCACACCGTCTACCGTTAATAAAACCTTTTTGGTTGTGGTATATGTACCGGTGCCGCGATAGATTTTGTAAATCCCGACTCCGCTATCGGCGGTCTTGCCGACAACGTAAAGATTTGAGTCAACGTCGGCGATCATGCCGTATATCGCGGTAAATTTCCCGGCAGCTATAATGCTCCTTGCATCGCGATTACCCATGAGCGGATAGTAATCGCTCGTGAGATTTTTCATATCATAAAACTCTCCGTCGCCGATTTTGTAGTTGTGGTTATAGCCGCCGAAGGTATCAACGACTGTCTCGATTGTGCTGCTTTCGGGTATAGTTATATATGTCGGCATGCAGTCCTCCCTAAAACCTGAAATGCGTCAGTTTCGGCAGCGGTCTGTGCGCCGCGTCATATGCCTGCGCAAATCGCGTGTAACCGTCGTTGTAAAACAGAACGGCCTTATTGTACTTGGCATCCTCGCCGTTTTGCTGCGCTATTTTGGCCTGTAGGTAATTAACATAGATATCTTCTGCATACGGCTCGGGAACCAGCAAATCGGTCGCTATGTCCTCTGCTGCATACTCAGGCTTTTCAAACTTCTCCGCGCCCTCGTGCGTGGCTATCAGGTCTGTATACACCATCTGGTCAATAGTCAGCAGCCATCGTACCTTTTCGGTTTCATCGTATGCGTTAGGCGTAAGCTTATCGGTAATTTCTATTGCTTCTGCAATTGTCATATTGTTCTCCTATTAAAATAGCCGCCATGAGGCGGCTGTTATTTTTGATATTAATTAGTGCGCGGCAAACTTCATCTCGTCGATGTGTTCGTCGAGCATGCGCTGAGCGTAGTTTGAGCGCTCGATCTCGTCCGCCACTTCTTTGGGGACGAAGCTTGTTTTGCCTTTGGGCAGCAGATAGTTTTTGCCGTTTATCGACACAAACAGATCGGGATCACTGTTTCTGTCGCCTCTCGGTATAAACATTTCAACTCTTTCATCTTCTGTTTTTTTAGCCATGTTTTGCTCCTCTCAGGCGGAGGGGCAGAGTGTTCCGCCCCTCCCGGGATAATTACTTGTTTTCTTCGTCAGTCGCGGAATACGAGCTGACGGACATCACGCGGAGTACGCGCTCAGGGTAAAGGATAGTTGCGCCGTTGGTCTCGAACTTGTAACCGATGGTGCTGAACTGGTTAAGAGGACCGCCGATTTCGTCCTTGTCATGAGCGATCATCTCAAGGCCGCCGCCCTCGGGGTCGATAATGCCAAAGCCGTCCTTGCCGAAGAAGTAAGTCGCATAAGTAACGCCATCGGACTTATTCTTGTAGGTAGCGCTACTGGAATACTTGTAGCTCGCGCCGAGAATAGGTGCATAGGTATCCTCGATGAAGCGGCAGCCGTGCAGCTCGCCGATTTCGCCGTTGAAGATCTCGGAGGTAGCTGCATACTTATGCACTTCAATCCATTCCTTGCTCTGGCGCAGGTCATATGCAACAGAGGGATGGATAACAGCATAGTATTTGCCGTTTATCTTGGGCACACGGTCTTTCTTGAGCTTAGTAACGGCCTTGTTTACCATGGTGGGGGTAAGCAGTGCCCAGCCGTCAGGAGTCGAGCTGCCGCCGCTGGAAGTAGTGCCGCCTGCGCCCATGGTTGCCGGGGAAGTAGGAGTAGAAACTTTAGTGCCGTCCTCGGTGACGTTATCGCAGTACATTACGTTAGTACCGACAAGCAGCGCATCACGGATAAGGGTTTCCTGAGTAGCCGCAGCGGATGCGCCCATTTCCTCGGTCGCTGCAAGAATGACATCGTCATATGCGCGCATCTCGAGCTTATCGGTGATAGAGGTGTAAGTGCCATACTGCGTGATAGATGCAGTCAGCTTAGTTGCGCCAAACTGCTGACCGGTGGGGATAACGCCTTCCTTAAGCTCAGTCGCCTTTGCAAAGGTGTTAAACTTACGCCATTCAACAGTGGTGCCGCCGTTCTTGGGCAGTCTCTGCTTGCGGCCAAACTGCGCATAGAACATCTCAACTCTGGCATTTTCGAGCAGCTCAGTGTCATAGAACGTCTTAAGTTCGGGCGCCATCGTGTTAGTGGCAGGGCTGGCCGCGACGGCCTCGCCGGTGTATGCGTTGGTGTAGTTGGAGGTGCCGTTGCTAACAAGGGTGTTAACAACGGTGCCTGCATCTGCGAAAATCTGAATCCAATTAAAATTGATCATATCGTTTCCTTTCATGGTCATAGGCCACGCGGAAACGCTCAAGGCTTAAAACTGCCCGGGATATATCTTTTCACCCGATCTGATCCGGGCTTTCAACGCCTCTCTCTGCTCCCGTGTGGCGTTTCTGTAATCAAACGTCTGAATGGAAGCGTTAGAGGACTTGGGAACGCCGCCCTCACTCGGGCGCGATCTATTCGACTGCACAGCATTAGACACCTGCTGCACCGATGCTTTCAGCGCTGCCTGCCGTATGCTTTCCTTTATTTCATCTCGATGCACAAGTTCATATGCATCCTCGAGGGAAAACATCAGGTCAGGCGCGGTCAAGCGTCGGAATGTAGGGTTGTCCAGCTCTTTCCGCAAATCAAAGTTGGGGTATTTTTTCTGAAGCTCAACGGCCTGCGCGTTCATCTTGCCCAGATGCTCCATAAGCTTCTGCTCGTTGATAAACTGCTGCTTTTGCGCTTCTGCCGCTCTTGCCACAGCCTCGGAGCGCTCGAGCTGCTTTGCTACCTCGGTCGATACACCCAATTCCATCGCACGGTCTTCGTAATACTCGTCATCATCCGCGACCGCTTTTGCGATTGCGTCATAATCTCCCGAGTCTACGCCGTACTTTTTGGATAGCAGCTGCAGCGCCGGAGCAAGCTTCTCAAGCCCCTCGGCGTCCGCCTTGTACTTTGTCTTTGCCGACGAGACTACTTTCTGCATCTCCCGGTTATAGTCGGGGTCTGCCATGATTTCATCCCATGTAAGCCGCTTTGCTGTATCTTTAGTCTCTGCTGCCTCTATGGCTTCCTTTGGCGCAGCGGCGGCCTGCGCATCGGCTTTAGGCTGATTAACAGCCTTGCCATATTTCGCCCGTCCGAGTTTTTCCTTAGGCACTCCAAGCTCTGCGAGCCTGTCAGCCGTGGTTTTCGGTGCTGTCTGTTCGGCGGCAACAGACACATTAACGCCCGTGTTCTGCCCGGCGGCGGCAGATGTTTCGCCCGAAGTGGCTGCACCGCCATCGCCGGTACCGTCCGCGAATAGCTGCAGCCAACTGAATTTGTTGTGCATTTACATGCCTCCTATTTATTTGCCCGTAGGTGGACAAGTCCGTCGTACCGCCTGCAGGGCTCGAACCTGCATCTCTATCTCTCCGAGCGTTTTACCGTTAAACTAAGGCGATATACAAAAGGGGCGGAGAAGGGGGGACTCCGCCCACAAGAAAGGAGAAAGCAGACTATTACAGCCGCCGTCTGCCGGGGCGGCATCTTAAAGGAGGTGAACTTGCTGTCTCATGCAACCCACGTTTTCAGCATAGCATTTACTTATGCTTTGCTTTCAGCCCCACCTTGCGCATTTTTTTCAGTTTCTGTGAAAATTTTTATGTATTCCGGGTATTCCTGCATCAGCAACACAAAGCCCTTGACTATTACCGACATTTCAATGACCGCCACAGGGTCATATTCAGTCAGCTTTATTCGCGCTTTGCCGTCGGATATATCAATTTCCGTGATATCTTTGGAACTTTCCTGCAAAATAGCCGCTGCCGTGCGCACAAGGATTGTCGCAGCCGCGCATATCAAATCCTCGCCTTTGGGCGCAGACCGCGCATGCCCTTCGATTTTTAATTCGAATGTGCTGCCGGTGCTGTTTACGCATACGTTTATCATGTCGTTGCATATCCTCCATCGGGCATTGCCGCCTCGCGCGTCTTTGCCCGGGCGTTAGACACCTGCGCATGTTCGCGCTTGGCAGGGTCTTCTGCAATCTGTATATTCGCCTGCGGTGTGCT